CATGATAGAACCGATTTCGTATACACCAGTTGTACCGTATTCACGTTGACCTGATGCTGATTGTGCTCTTCCTACCGGTTTACCTTTAATCATAAGTAGGACGGTATTACCAGTATGGACGGTTTGTTTAGCTTCTGATGCCATCTGTATTCACTCTCCTAAAGTATTCAAATTATATTAATAGGAGTACCTAATCCAGGTACTCCGTCACCTAGACTAGGCTTGTAATGTCTGTTGCTTGTAAACCAAGCTAACAGAGATTTTCTTGAAGCTTCTGATTGGGTAAACTGTCATTGAAATTCTTGCTTCGTTACCTTCAACAATAACTTGTACGTCTTCAGCAGGGAAGTCTTTAATTTCATTATCACGTTTCTTACGACCCAAGTAAGATTGGATAAAGTCTTTAATGATTGAAGCACTTGTATTAATAGTACGAGTACCAATAAACTGGTCTTCAAGTTGAACTTTAAGCTCACTTACTAAGAAGTCATTAGCTTCCCCAACAGCCATTTCAGCCTTAACTGGGTCTGATTTATCGTTGAATGTAGTTACATCGTCAACGATTCTGAAGAATGTATTAGTACGGTTACGAACAAACTCTATACTAATAATACCATTTTCATTTAATTCATCTAAGTCTATTGACTCATAGATTTGGTCTAATGAACTTACACGTAGTGGTTTGAATGTGATTGATTCACCGATTTCTAAACCACTTGCAAGACCACCTAGAGCTACGGCTACCATGTAAGCAGGTACGTGGTTTTTACGTCCATCATCCATAACAAAAGTACCTGAGTTAGCTACTAATGATACTCGTGGATTAGATAATGATGCTTGTCTACCGAACAATTGTTCTTTAGATTCATTGAATCCTCCACCAACAATAGCTCTCATTGGTTCTCCTGCATCAGAACGTTCTTTAACAAAAGAAGCTACCTCTGCATGAACTGATTGTTTAGATGATAATGGAACAATGTAGTATCCGCCTTCATGTGCAAATTTATCTAACTTGTCTGCCCATGTAGCAGGTGGTTCACCATTAGTACCGCCTTTTAACTTAGTTAACTCAAACGGTTCAATAGTTTTAATAGGTGAAGTAGCAGTTACTGTAGCTGATTCTTCTCCTGCTTCAACCTCTACATTACTTGGTACTTCTCCTTCTGCATTAAGTTGCTCGAAAGATACGATACCATTGTAAGCTGTTTGTTTTTCTAAGTCACCAAAAACTGCTTTTACATATACAGCTTTATCTTTTATATTTGCATTTTCAATTTTATCTAATTTGCTAGATTCTAAGTTCTTATCTCCGAAAGGTGATAATTTAGCTTCGAAATCAGGTAATTGATTAATGTCTGTAATAATAGCATTAGTGTAGTCATAAGCTCCACCAGTTAAATCATATGACTTAACTTCTTGGTCTCCAACTTTTAATACTAAACGACTTGCTTTTTGAGTTTCTTCATCATGTTCTACAGAGAAAGTTGCGTTAGCTTCTTCTCCTTTGTACTTGATTGTGAAGATATTACCGATATTATCATAAACCTCATTGAAACGGTCATCTTGGAATATTACTCTTAAACGTAATGAATCACTTAGTGTATTCTTTTCTAATCCTACTTGAATGTTGTTAGCAACATTACCGTAGATTTTAGATGTTATTTTTAATCCGCCAATTTCCGCTGAAGCAGGTTTAGCATCTTCTATACGCATAGCTAAAATACGTCCTGCTGTATAGTTAGGGTTAGAACCCCATGCTAATTCTATTGCATCAAGTAATTCTCCTGAACGGAATAAACGTTTAGCTTGTGAATAGTTACGTAATTCATAAACTGTATTTGGTTCTCCGCCTTCAGCCTGACCGATTAAGCAAAATACTTTTTCACTTGAACCTGCTGAGCCACCGATACCTGAAGTATCTACTTCAATAGATGCATGAGGACGGGTAATAGGTCTTCTTGGGAATGGTTCTACTGCCATATTTAATTCTCCTTATCTGAATGTTATTATATATCTAATTTCCTACCTAGATACTTCTCTAATGATGGTAAGAATTCTTGCTCACTAAACAAATAATGACTACCTTCCATATAAGCTTTAAATCCTGCTACTTGTGAATCCCTCATATTAAAAAGGGTTTTTGCAGTATCAAGGAATGTATCTATATGAACATAACCATTAAATTTAGGAGTGTTATTTTCAGGTGTCTTTTTTCTAGCCATCCTACTTCCAATCCTTTCTTTCTTTAAAAGTTAGTTTATTAATATCTTGTGTAATAGTATAATCCAAATCTAGAGAACTTGTGTACTTAATAATTGTTGGTCTACCAAAAATCATTGAGTCACCATCTTCTATTATTGGTGCAATATCACCAAAAGACAAATTCTGTAATTGGAATGTTTGTTGCTCTTCTATACTATCTCTCATAGATATTAAAATCATTTTCAGTACAGCATCCAAACATCTTGCAACGTCTACATTAAATGAAAGACCTACAACTGTTACTTGTTCTTCAACTGTGAATCCTTTTACTAAACCTTTAGAATCATTTTTCTTTTCGGTAAATATAATGTTAGCATTGTAGTTCTCATAATCTTCATTTGTTTGATACTTAAATGATACCTTATTACCTTCAACCTGAAGATTATCGTATTTAGCAAACTCTATATCTTCTACCTTTATTAACTCTCCTATTGGTTTAGAAACAGTAAAAACTAACTTATCATCTTCTCTTATTGCTGTAGAAGATTCGACTAAAGTATCTCCTGTTGCCTCAAAGTAAGATGACTGAATACTCCCTAAAGAGTTTTTTGTCTCTTGTCCTTGACCTAATTGTATCAAGTAATGAGCTTCATAGTTATTTTTAAATTTTGGGAAGTTAAATCCTACCGTTACTTCATGTTGTGCATTCTTACCACAGAAAGCTTCTTTAAAGCTCTCTCTAGTTTGATAATCAAAGTCTTTTAAAACTTCATCTATAATATAACAATTCTCTAGCACAGTGTTAAGTCTAGGCTTTATTTCTGATAATAAATATGAATCAACTGATGTTATTGCCATTTAATACTAACCCTCCTCTTAATTTAAATTTTTCATCTTCCAGTTCATTAATTGCTTAACAGTTTTTAGAGTTGTTTTAGAGAAGTTATCTTCATTAACTTTATCTCTGTTAAGTATCCAAGAACTAGCAGGTGACTCACTAGAAACAGTTCTAAATATAAAGTAAGAAGATTGCTTTCCTCTTTTAACTTTAGTCATATTATGAGTCATAGGTTCAGGCTTCATTGAAGGGTGGCTTACATTCTTCCTACGTCCTTCTAGGTAATCAGTTATCTTCGAAACTGAACCTGTTCCTTTATCTACTTTTAAAGTTCTCATATCTTGATAAGTACTGTTATTCATTCTACTAGTTTTGATGCGGATTGGTACAGTTAAATACCATCCGCCATCTTTACTAGTTTTCTTTTTAGATGAGTGAGCAAAAGCTTTTTTAAGGTCTACTACTCCTTCTTTTTCAAGCTTTTTCTCTGTTATTTGTAGATAAGTAGGCATACGTTTAATACTAGTATTCTCTACTTGCTGTGCTGTTGCTTGTAATTTATCAAGAACTTCTGAACGCATACCATCAATTGTTCTCTTACCTACCTGCTTATAGTTTTTATTTTTAAATAAATTAGGTCTCTTTCCATGAACTGGCATTATTTAAATGCACCTCCGAAGAATCCACCTAAATTACTAGGATTAGATGCCGAAGCCTTAGGGTCATCTACTTGAATTTCTAGGTCTTCTTCTATACCATCATTAACTTTATAAGGGTCTTGTAGTACAATGACATCTTCCCTTTTAAGAAGTAATTTTTGAGGTAAGTTTTCAAATTTTGATTTAGGTTGATTAAACTTAGTATATTGATAACGACTTTCTTTTAGTATATCTGATACTACATATCTTAAAGTCATAAGTATCTTTAAAGTTACTGTATGATTCTCATATTTTTCATTTAAATACAATCTATTATTCTTGATTTCATAATCTTCTTCATAGACTGTACCGTCTTGAGTGGCTATATAAGTTATTTCTTTTACATCGTAGTATAAAGGTATACCTTTTTTAATTCTATCTTTATTCACAAAATAAATCATTTGTTGGGGCATCAATACCTCAGGAACAGTAAACCTGTCTCTATAGGAAATTCTCTTTTCTAATTGAGTGGTACCTATTGCAGTACCTGTATCTAATATACCTATATCTAACTGGTTAGTTCCTTTCTCTTGAGACTGTATTGCCATTATCGTCTCTTTAGGAGGTAGATATGCAATACCTTTACCATGACATCTAGGGCAATCTACTCTAGGATGTCCTGTATCAGGATTAAGACAAGGACAGAAATATGCTTCTTCCCATAGTACTTTTATACCTCGGTCATTAATAAACCTAATCATGTCAATCGTATCAAACTCTAGTCTAGTAGTATACTTAGGTTTATCTTGTTCATCTGCTTGTGTTGTAGTAGTATATGTTGTTGACTTATTAATAACATTAGGGTTAGAGTTAGCTCCTATCATATACGGTTTTTCCATTTTCTAACCCTC